GCAACCGTTGTAATTACAAATAGCGCGGCCCAAATAGTGAAGTGTCGCAGGCGAGCTATCCGCGGTTGCGGCTCGCTGGAGCGACTGGAGCGTAACACAGGAGTCAAATACCGTTTCATAGGTTGTTCACGTATTCATAGTGTTTTGGGCATAGCGGGTAGGCAATACGCGTACCGAAGTAGTCCAGGTAGGCGGTCTCGGTGGCCTTTAGCCTGCACCACATGTCAATATCCCACTCAAATATGCGACACTTAACTGCTCTGGTCATTGGAATCTCCTAAATGCACAGCTCTTATATGGCTTTCCATTAGTCGGCTAATGTCGATTTGTGACATAAACTCCAGCGCAGCTCTTAATGAATAGCCGCATGGACACTCATACATAAATGGTGGTCTATCTTTCGGCATCTTGCCACCTCATAACTCCTAAAACTCCGCAGCCTAGACACTCAAGCACATGAGTATCAGGCGGTAGGTTGTCGGTAACTTCGACTATTTTGTGATCCTTCTTGGACTTGCATACACGGCACTCAATTAAGGGCATCGCCATGCACACTAGCTTTTAGATTTTCAATAGGGAATAAATCATCCTGAGTTACCCAAAAGTTACCCTGCCTAGCGTTTAGGTAGCGTGATGTTCTAGCCATCGCTACAGGTATCCAGCCAGCTAGGCGATAGCAAGGGCTATGCCCGGTAACTAGGATTACTACATCTTGTGCTCGGTCGGTCGAGTTGATAATGGCGCAGCCGTTTTCGTACTTAGTCCATTTGACCTCGATGCGGCTGCCTACATCGGCTTGCCCCTTGTAGGTGTTTAACGTAGCCCGAAAGTTACGTATACCGAAGTACTGCGCTACAGCCATTTCAGATGCCACAGCTTCGGCGTGCTCAGCTATAAATTCATGCAGACTTATAGCCTTATTAAACCTGCCTGCATGATCTGGCCTAGATGCTCTGGCCAGTACACGTGCTAGGCCTATCTCATGTGCCTCGATCTCTTGGGCGTAGTCCAGTATGACCTTATGCACGGTTGCACTCTAAGCAAATCCATAGTTTATCGTCTACGTATTTGCCATCGATCTTGCAAGCAAAATGCTGGCCTTTGTCACACCACTCGATAGCAGGCGGCTGCACCTGGTCTCGTATTTCGGTGCCATCCATCTGTATCGTTAGACGGTTGCCTGTCTTTAAATTAATCATCTCAAAATCGCCGCTCATTTACTTCTCCCAACGTGGTGCGCATTGTGGCTTGGCTTTTGATGGACATACCCATCCCTTGTATTTGTTGCCTGTCTTACTGCTTATGCCTTCTTTGTAGACCATACGGCCATGTTCGCAGGTTTCGGCTTGCTCGCTAATTACTCCACCTAACGCGCCTTTAATTAAATCCAGCCCGGTAGCTAGTGGCTCTGCCGTGCCTTCGGGATGTATGACCCACGGATCAACCTCAGGTTTAGGTGCAGACTGTTGGACTTGTGCCATGTTTTCTTTAGTTGGTCGATGCTCACTCGGCATTAATAGGCTGATGCATCTACCAATGGCACTTGTTGTAGTGTCCTCAATAAACCAGCGCTTCATATTTTCGCGGTAAAACGCTACGTTGCCGTATGCGAAGTCCACAGCTGCAGGCACCATGTCCTCATGCTCACGATATACAGCTGCTCTAACTAGCACATAGCCAGCCTGTAGGTCTACCTCAACGATCGATGTCTCGATGCGCCCCGATATGTACTCGGTTCTAAAACGCTTGATGCGTGTGTTTACATCCTCATAATCATCCAGGTTAAACATTAAGCACCTGCTTTTCTGCCTCGACAGCTGCTTGCATCTGGTCTGCTAATGGCCAGGTAATGTAGCCACCTTTACCATCTGGCCATGTCTCAGCCTGGCGCTTGTGGTAATGGCAATAGGCACGTGTAGCACCCTTTGATTTAATCGTGACTGACACGGTGATGATCGTGGCAATAGGCACGCACTTGTCGCTAAAGCTCCAGGTCTGTGTCTTAGTGTCAAAATTGCCAAACTCAGATTTACAGTCGGTGCAATATGTACCAGTAGGTGCAGCCTTAATCATTTGCTAACCGCCTCACGTGCGCGGCGCTCGCCAATGCGGATGCCTACTGCTCGCCCGGCCTTGTGTCCATCTTTACGGCCTGCAGCTACTCCCAAGATGTAAAAGATTACTGCCGTACCTAGCATGGAAAATAAAACCCATGCCATCATTTGTTCGTTTAACATAGTGTGATCCCTTGATAATCAGGTAGCCCTTTACCACCTTTTGTAAAAGGGTAAAGCGCACTACCGACATAATCAAGTACTCGGCGTATTTGGCGGCGTGTCGTCTGGGTCTTTAGGCTTGGACTTTAGGCCGTTGCCTGCCAGCACACCGCCCAAGCTGCCAGTCAAAAATATGGTTAGCGTTGTAAGCAGGTCGATAAACGCTCGATCGTTGGGCGCTTGATTTGAAATAGGCTGAGTTACAAATATCAGCGCGTACAGCATCCCAAATACACTAAAGGCAAATACCAGGGCAAGCGTGCAGCCAATAAACACGATAAGCCTGGCGTGTAGCTGCTCAGGCGTTAGGCGCTTCATATACGTCTTTTGGTAGTAGGTCTTTGGTGCATGTACCCACCACTTCGCAGGCAGGTGGTTGGCAATTAGCTTCGCCCCAGTTTTCGTATTCTTGGCACTCATACCTTACCCATCCCTGATAGCTGCAACCTGATAGGAGCAGTAGCAAGGCCACCGCCCCTACCAGTCTGCGCATTACTTTTTGCCTACACCAAACTCTTTTGCTTTTGGATCGATAGCCTTTAGCGCCGGGCCGATTAAGGCTGCGATAAACGCGTTAGCTAGTGTGCGTGGATCGGTAACACCTGCCATGTATAGCGCTGCAACGGCTGCCGCAGCTGCTCGGCCATAACTTAGTGCCATCGCTTTTAGTTGTGCTTGCATTTTTATCTCCTAAGCGCCCTTAGTTGATCTGACGTAGCACGAACAGCGTAGCCGTGCCGCTTGATGTCATGGCATATAAGGCGCTGTGATCGCCTACCATGAGCGTTAGTTTGTCACCGTTATCTAAACGGTAGCCATTGGTGGTGCTTAAATCTGCACCGCCTAGATAAATCGTGCCGCTGGCGCTATGCAGGTAAGCCATCTGGTCACCTATTTCCTCAGGCACGACTATCTGCGCGCTGGTTGTAACGGTAAATTGTTGTGATTTAGGCATTGGATAACCCCAGTTTCTTAGCTAGTGCGATGGCCTTCTCCTGGCTTATTGACACCTCGAAGTGCATCTCATCCTTACGGTTACGGTAATCGCCGCCCCAGGTTAGGCCGTACTTCTTGGCTAGCGCTCGGATCATTGGCACCTTTTCTAATGGAAAAGTACCTACTTTGCCTAATGGGTGCTGTGTGGCATTTAAGTCGATGGCTGTACCTGAGCTGTGGCACGATAATTTGTCGGTGGTGCCACGTACCATGCGGAAAGCGTAAGCCCAGTCATCTAACTTACCTTCATCGATCGGTTCGATCAACTCATGGAAGTCCGCTGCAAATGCAGCTAATAACTCACCCGCACCCGCAGCGCATCTAATCCTTAGGTTAGTACCTTTGACCGGGTAAGGCTTTACGTTTATCTCTGCTTGGTCTTTACTGGCAGGCCAGCCGTTATAACTTTTTAGCATTTAATTCGCACCTCTGGCAATTCCATTTGAAAGAGTCATTTAAAAATAATTCTTTATGACCACACTCAGGGCGTGGTGCAATAAAAGCATCTGCATCTGGGTCGTAGGTGTAGCCGATCCCTGCGTAGTTATAGCGAATTTTGGCATTGTAAGAAGTGCGCCTGCATACTTGGCCTTTAAAATTGCCGTACCAAGTCTCAGGGTCTAGCCCTTCGATTAACTCGGTTTCATCAATGCCAGTAATTACTTCGGTAACTATATTATTAGTTAAAAACGCATAGTGTGCCATTATGAAAAAGTCACCGTTCCTGTTCCTGCTGTAAATGTAAAAATCTTGAAACCACCAGAAGTTGTATTAGATGAAGTTAATCCAGCGCCAACGGATAAAGAAAAATTGCTAGGAAACTTTAAAATTACAATGCCAGAGCCGCCATTACCGCCGTTTGCTGATGCGCTTTGATAAGATGCACCGCCACCGCCACCGCCGGTATTTGCAGTACCCGCTATACCAACATTGTTACCACCTGCCGCGCCAGCATTTCCGCCGCCGCCTGCTCCGCCTGCTCCGCGTGTGCCACCTTGAAATGTACCACCACCGCCACCGCCTGCGTAAGTTACAGATGAGCCGCTTATCGAGTTAGCCGAACCAGCACCGCCGTTACCGCCAACCGTTGATGTTCCATTAGTTCCAACCGCTCCTGCACCGCCACCGCCGCCTGCGCCATAATTTCCGCTAGTCGCGCCAGAACCGCCTGCGTTACCTTGCCCAGATGTACCTGCTGCACCAGCATCGGCTGATCCACCACCGCCTGAGCCTCCTACCGCGCCAGTTCTAGGCGGTATATCGTTGCCACCGCCACCGCCGTAGGTCGAAATAATTGTAGAAAATACAGAGTTATTACCATTACCTGCTGAGTTTGCTTGACCAGATGCAATTCCTGGGCCACCTGCACCAACGGTTAATTGATAACCGCCAAAATTTAGTCCGGATATTGTTGCTGTGCGATAACCGCCAGCACCACCACCACCGCCATAGGTTGATCCACCACCACCACCGCCAGCTACTACTAAATATTCAACATTTAGTGCAGGAGGTGGAACATTTAATAATCCACTAATTAAATTAGGTATCACTATGCGATCGCTCCCACAACGTACCAAGTATCTGTACCAGTTTTAATACAGGCTGCTGATTTATACTGGGCTAGCGTTGGACTAGCTGCAACCGACCCGGCACTTAGTACCGTAGTAGTGCCAGGTGTAACCGCTGAGATGGTTGTAACACCTACGCCGATCGATAGCACGGTAAGCACCGTACCAATAGGAAAAGCAGTAGTGGCATTAGTAGGCAACTTAAAGGCTATGGCTGTGGCTTTATTCATTAAAAATATCTCTTGGTAGTTATCGTTAGTAGTCGCTGTGTAGTCAGCGGTCTGTGTCACTACGTCAAATTGTACGAGGCTGTTCATCGTAGATGAGGTCAGCACATCCCCGGTGACTGTTGGGAACCCTGAAATGGCCATATCTGTCTCCTTAGTATGAAAGCGTGTTAGTGCCTAATACGCCGTATTGC